ATGACGGGCTGGGTCATAGGGGTGTGCCTCCAGGGCAGCAGAAACGGCGGTCGCCTCCCGGGCAGACCGCAGGGGTGAACGGGGTGTTACCTCACGGAGACGCCACGGGCCTGCGCCCGCCGCCTCCGAGCTTCAAGGGCCACGCGGAACGCCCGGCGGGCTTCCGCACCGCTCAGTCCTCGCGTGGCTTCCTCCCACAACTCGCGGAACGCCTGGCTGTCCTCGGGCAGCCAGTCCTCGCGCGAGTAGATGGGGATGATCGTGCAGTGGCAGTTGTCGTGGAACCGCTGGATACCGCGGCCTGCCTCCCAGGTGATGAGCTGCTCCGGCGTCCAGGATTCCCAGCCCGCGGGCTTCTCCACCGCCCCGGACCGGCCGAGCTGCCCGCGATACGAGGCGGACCACTCGGAGCGGTAGACCGCGCCGCGGCTGGCGAGCATGGCGCAGAAGTCACAGGGGCTGGACGCGGTGATGCGGGCCCAGCCGATCACCGCACGGTCGGCGCGGGAAGCGGCCTCGAGGAGGTCGCGGCCGCCCATCTGCGCGTCCCGGTCGGCAGCGCTCGCCGCGAGGGCGCCGGCGTTGTTCATCAGCCCGTTCAGCTCGGCCAGGAACTCCGGGTCGTCCAGGCGGCCGCGGTCGGTCTGTGGGCCCCGCATCTCACTCAGGGCCCGCTCCGCGCGCACGGGCCCGGTGACCACCAGCGACACCGTGGCGCGCCGGTCGTCGGCCTCCTCATCGATGTCGGGCCAGGCGAAATCGTCGTCCACGGGCACGGCCAGGGCGTCGTCGGCCTCGTGCGGCTGCGGCTGCCCGGAGGAGGCGGCGAAGTCGTCGCGCAGCTGCCGCAGGCTGTAGCCGGCCCGCACGTCGATGACCGGCTCGCCGGGCAGCGGGGGCAGCGTCCGCCCGATCCGCAGGGCCCGCAGCAGCCGGTTGTACGCGGCCGACAGCCGCCGAGAGCGGCCCCGGAACCGGCGCTGCGCGCGGACGCTTTCACCGAGCCAGCGCCCGGCGGTCTCCTCGAGGTTGGTCGGGGAGACCTGCCGCCAGCCCTCCAGCGTGGCCCGCGCCGCCTCCGCTGCGATCCGCGCCTGGGCGAGCCGGTGCTGTTCGGTCAGGCGCGCGCCGTCGTCAGCCACGACTCTCGGCCGCCCTCGTCAGTGACGTGGCGAGCGCCAGGCTGGAGTCCTCGTCGGCGGCCAGCTGCGGCCACGTCGCCCGGTCGGTGTCGGTGAACCCGGGCAGCTTCGGCCAGACGGCCTGCTTGGGCACGCCGATCATCTGTACGGCCTTGCCGAGCGCGTCCACGGTCTGCGACAGCGACCTCGACTCCGTGTCGGCCCACCGGACCTGCGAGGAGAAGTCGGCGGCCGCCTCCTCGTGGCCCATGATCTTCGCGCACAGCCGCATGTCGGACTCCCACGATTCACCGAAGCCCCGTTTGAACTCGGCGACCATCCGCATCAGCGTCGTCTCCGCAGCCGCCAGCGCCTCCGCCGACAGGTTCACCATGTCGCCCAGCAGGTAGTGCGGCGGCACCTGCGAGACCACCGCGAGGTGACGGACCGACATGCCGATCGACTCGATGTAGCCGCCCAGCGGAGTCTCGTCCAGGGCTCCGAACTTGGTGTCTTTATCCGGCGCCATCAGCAGCCGCGACGCATCGGCCGTGACCGGCTTCGGGATCGGGTTGCCGTCCGCGTCCAGGACCGGCTCACCGGTCTCGGGATCCCGCTTCAGCGGCGGCGTCATGCCGGCGATCGTGCGGACCTTGAAGGACCCGTACGTCTGCGCGATCAGCAGGTCGAACACGGACTGGTTGATGCGGTCCTGCAGCGGGATCAGCGGCGCCACCACACCGGTCGTCCGGCCCTCGAGGTCGACCTGCGCCGCGAACCTCCGCACCGGGCACACGCCCAGGCCGTGCGCCCGCCTGTCTCCCAGGGTCACCTTCTCCTCGTCGGCGAGGGCCTCGTACACGTACGTGTCGTCGTAGAAGCGGCCCATGACCGTGCCGTCCGAGCCGGGCAGCTTCGGCATCTCCAGCGCGTACAGCGGCCATTCGTCAGCCGATGGATCCTCGTACGCGGCCCACATGTTCCGCGCCGACAACGCCCGGATCACCGGCCGCTTCGGGTCCCTCTCATCCGGCAGCGTCACGGTGAACGCGTGCCCGTAGGTGATCGCGGCCCGGTAGACCGCGGCCTGCCGGGCGTCCAGCCCGTTGGCCTGCCAGGCCTCCCACTCCGGCGCGTCCTCGTCCGCTCCCTTGCGCTGGTAGCCCTCCACCGACAGGGACTGAGCCGGTGCGGCCACCACCATCGGCAGGAAGTTGGAGATCGACCGCTGCGCCAGGATCCGGTACTCCTGCGACGCGTTGCGCGGCGTGTACGGCCCGGCGTGCTTGCCGCGTACGTAGTTGTCGATCAGGTCCAGCGTCTTACGGTCGGCCCTGAGGCCGTCCAGGCACTGCTGGGCCCTCTTGGCCGTGTCCGCCGCCGGTACGGCAGGGGTCGTCACTATCTGCCCCTCTCACAGGAAGTAGACATGGCCGGAGCGCTCATCGGGCTGATGAGCTCCCTTGGCCAGCGCGTCCAGCCGGCACTGCCACGCGAGGATCGACGCCACCGCGGCGTCGATCTTCCGGGAGCTGTCGGGGTGCGCCTTGGCGATCTGGATGCCGGAGCGGGACTCGCGCCGGCGGGCGTTCAGCACGTGCCGCATCAGGGCCGACGAACCGCAGTGCGTCAGCTCTGTGTCGGTCACGGCGTCGTGGAAGGAGCGGGTGGCGCGCACGATCTGCAGGGCGCGGCCGCCGGTCATCCACCACTCGATGGGATGGGCGACCGAGGACTTCACGCCGAGCTGGGGGCCGTACTTGGCCTCCCACCCGGCGATGTGGGTTTCCCACTTGGCGGGGTCGGCGTACATGCCGATGACCCGGTACCGCTTGAACGTCTCGTCGACGACGGCCAGGACCTCGCCGACCGGTACTTCCCAGTTCTTCCCCGCCGGGCCTTCCGGCTGTTCCCACACGCGGATCTGGAAAAGGTGTCCGTCGGAGACTCGGCAGCCCATGAGCGCGGTGGCGTCGGTGACACCGCGGTTGCGGCGCCTCGACCCGTCGAACCCGAGGACGATGACGTCCCTGTCCGCGACCACCGTGGCCGGCGCCGAGCACGCGGCCCACTCCGGCTGCGACAGCCAGGAGTCCGACGCGTGGGTGATCTGGTTCAGGAAGTCGGCGCGCGCGACCTGGGGGTCCGTGGACGGGTCCCAGATCGTCGCGACGATCGTGTCCAGGTCGACATGCCCGCCGTTGCGGTCCGCGGAGTCGCCGTAGGCGTACGCCAGCCCGGACAGCAGCGAGATGCGGTCCTCGAGGTCGGTCTCCGGCGGCGCCTCGCGGTGGTCGTAGTACAGGCCGTCGTCCCGGGCCTTGCCCTCGCGGATCTTCATCCAGAACTGCGCGGACTCCTCCGCCACCGAACCCTCGCCGGGCACGTACGCGTTGGGGGACTCGATCGTCGTCCCGCCCACCTTCGCAGCGTTGATCCGCATGGTCTGCGCCAGGCGCGGCCCGCCGTTGGACTTGACCCACTCCTCGGTCTGGTCCAGCACCGAGAAGATCGGCTTGTTGCCCTTGACCGTGCGCGCCGAGGAGGTGATCGGCTCGATACGCCCCCGGGGCAGGTTGACGAACGTGTCCAGCGGCTCCAGGCCCGGGTAGGCGTCGATGACCGGCCCGTCGAGCATCTCCAGCAGCGGGACCCATGTGTTCTTCGTCTGGGTCTCCGACACCGCGGCGATCTGCACCAGCGGCGTCCGTACCTCCGACCACGGCATCCCGACGGGCTGCCCGTCCGCGTCCCATCCGGCCGGTACCACCGGCCCCAGGGCCTCGGCGATCGCCAGCGCCCCCAGGAACGGCGACTTCCCCCAGCCACGCGGACGGCTGATCACTCCCCGGCGGAATCTCCGCTTGCCCGTCCGGGGGTTGATCTCGTAGTAGCGGAGCACGAAGTCTTCCTGCTCCGGGTACAGGATGAACGGCTCGTACTCCGGCCGGTCCGGGGCCGCCAGGTACGCCGTGATCCAGTCGATGACCTCGAACCCGAGCGTGGGTACAGCGCCGGGCTCCGGCGGCTTCCACGGCATGTCAGCCCCCCGTCGTCTCCTCAGGGGGTGGCAGCGCCCGCAGAACCCCGCGCCTCTCTCTGGCGGACCGGCCGCCCTCCGGCCGCTTGCTGTCCGCCTCGTCTGCCTGCGCGAATTGCATCCGCAGCCGGGCTCTGTCCTCCGGGGTGGCACCGAACTTCGCGACCCGCAGACGCAGTTCGGCGGCCGCCGACATCTCCCCCGACCACAGGCGCGCGTGCACGACGGCGGTGTCCAGCAGGAAGTCCCAGTCGGTGGACGAGAAATGCTCGGCCTGCGGTGAGGCCTTCCACATCTCCCACCAGTCCAGCGTCCGCGCCGGCCACGCGTACTCGACGAGCTCGCCGTCCTTCATCACCGACAGCGTCGGCAGCTCCGGCGGCTCGGCCTGCTCGAAGCGCAGGATCGTCTGCGGCACGGGATCCTTGTTCGCCCGCGCGCGCCTCCCGGGCTGCTTGGGCTGGGGGCCTCGGCCTGCCATGGGCCCACCCCCCTTGCCGCTACACGAGCGTCGCGAGGACCTCGCCCAGATCAGCCAGGCGCGTCGGCGCGTCCTTCCACCGCTGCCCGGTCATCGCGATGTACCGGGCATCCACGTACACCTCGAGGCCCGTGCCGTCTGCGTAGGACCAGCGCCGCCCTCGGCCCGGCAGCGTGCCCTTGCCGAAGACGTGCAGGCCGCGGCCGGAGCGGGAGACCTCGATATACGTGGCGGGCACCAGCTGCAGGAGCGCGGCCGCCCACTCCACGAGCGTGCCGTCCTCGCGGACAACGTGGTCCAGGTCCAGGCAGACGATGCCGTCCTGCTTCGCCAGCACGTAGCCCGGTCCGACACCGACGCGGGAGCGGTGCACTCGCGGGAAGTCGGACCAGGTGGCCGGGTTCGTGCTGCTGGCGGGCTTGCCGTGCGTGGTCAGCGGCACCTTGCGCGCCGAGTAGCGCACCCAGCGAGCCTTCTGCGTCATCTCGCGCGGCATGCCGCCGGTCTCCGCCGCACGGCGCTCGCGGTACGCGGCCTGCCGGCAGGGGGAGGAGCAGAAGCGCGCGTCCGCCCGGGCCAGGTTCGGCAGGCGGCCGGTGCAGTGCTGGCACTGCGGGCTGCGGGTGGCGGTCCGTGACGACATGCGTCGATGCTAGCGCCCTGGTGTTACGGCTACAACCGCTTCACCTGCACTGATCTGCATGCATGGCTATGCGCTCGTATGCGGTCGGCGGGCACGCCGGGTGATCACCGCTGGTCGCACGGGGCGGCTCGAACCTCCCAGACCCGTAGCCGGAGCCAGCGCCTATACGCTTGCGGTCGGGATCGAGATGATCAAGGGGTCTCCCCCCAGGTCAGGACCATGATCACGGCGCCGCTGCTGCATAGGTATGCGCTCACAGCAGCCCAGGGTGACGCTCGGCCGGCCGTGCCCGCCGCTCCCGGGGGCTGCGACGGCGTGCGGCCGCGGACTCCTGCGCCGTCTTGCGCTGGTGGTGCCAGCAACACAGCGTCTGGAGATTCGCATCGCTGTGGTCGTGCGGGTCGCCGACGTGGTCCACCTCCAGGCCGGTAGTGGCCGGGCACCGGCCGCCGGCCTCCAGGGCACGCACGCACTGGTGCCCGTCGCGGGCCAGGATGCGAGGGCGTACGACGCTGTCCCAGTCGGGCGGGAGCTCGGCTCTGCGGTTGCTCGTAACCCAGGGCATCAGCTGCCGCCTCCCTCCTGCTTGGCGTGGGTGGCGGGGTAGATGCCGGTGGCCCGCTTGTGCAGGAGGTTGCAGTAGCCCTCGGCCTTGCCCGGCATGTGCTTGGACAGCTGGGTGACACAGCGGTCGAAGTCGCCAGGCGTGCCCCAGCGGATCTTCGCGCCGCCGGGTCCCGTGGTCCAGTACTCGCGCAGCTGCTCGGCGTTCCCGTCGCCGGGGCTGGTGTCAGCCATATCGTCCTCCTTGCCGGGTCAGCGGTGGGAGAGCAGGTAGAGGGTGCGCCTGCCGAGGCAGAAGCCGATCTCCCAGCGGGTGTTGTCGCGGGCGATGTGAAGCGGCGTGAGGTGGAGCTGCCAGAGCCAGCGGCTGCGGTAGTAGGTGCGGTAGCCGCGGGGCTGCGCGTGGCCGATGCGCAAGGCCGTCCAGTGCCAGGCCTTGCTGCCTCGCCAGATGGTGGCGAGGTGGCGGGTGGTGTCTGCCGTTGTGCTCATCGCCTGCTCCACCACCAGACGCCGAGGGTGTCGCCGTAGTAGGCCTCCAGGGTGCCGCCGAGTTCGGCGAGGACCTGGTCCATGTCGTCCTGGTCCCACTGATGGAGGTGGGCCTCGTTCGGGTTGCCGTCGACCTCGCCCTGCTGGCTGTCGACGATGGGCACGCTGACGAGGATGTGCCAGGCACCGGCGTCGTGGATGCGGTGCAGGAGGTCGACGGCGTCCTGGCGGGGCATGTGCTCGAGGACGTCGCCCGCGATGACGAGGTCGCGGTGGAAGAGGTGGCCGGCGGACTCGCGTGCGTCCTCGATGTGGATCTCGTCGTACATGCTGCGGGTCTTGGTCGACTTCAGCTTGTACTTCGCGATGTACGGCTTGTGGACCTCGATCGCGGTCCACCAGATGCCGCGGTGCTCGGGGCGGAAGAGGCGGGCGTAGGTGCCTTCGCCGGGGCCGATGTCGGTGACGGTGTTGGGCTGGTGGAGGGTGAAGCGGGCGAGTGACCAGTCCTTGCCTTCGGCGTCGCTGGTGGGCATGGGGGTGTCCTCACGTGATCTCGAAGCGGGCGCTGGGGATGACGGGCACCTCGGGTGTGGCGGTGAGCTTGACCCAGGTGCGGAAGGTTCCGGGTCCGGGGTTGACGGTGCCGCTCGGGCCGACGAGGAGGGTGGCGAAGGTTTCGCTGCCGCTCGTGGTCCAGGTCGCGTCGTGCCAGTCGGTGTCGGTGGGGCGTTCGTCGGCGGGTACGACGGCGACTTGTACGGGGTAGGTGCTGGGGTCGCCGCTGGTGGCGGTGACCGGGGTCATGAGGTGTTCGGTGCTGGCGCGGTCCACGTGGCCCCTCCTCGGGTCAGGTTCGGGGCGTGCCGGCGGTCCAGGCGGTGCGGGGGGTGCCGGTGGTGAGGCCGTCCACGGGCGGGCTGTTCGCCGGGTAGAGCGGCCGGGGTG